GCCTAGGTGGGCTGGCGATGGACATCTGGCCCCTGAGCCGCAACCCGGAGTTCGATGCCGCCGATGGCGCCGCTGTGGTGGAGGTGCTGTCGTACCGGATCCGCTACCGCACCAGCGTGACGGATCTCAGCGTGGGCGCTCCATAGGCTGCAAGTACGGAACCTCACCCCTCCGCATGGCGCGATCCAAACCTGAGCCTGACCCCCGGCCGACCGATGGCGGCAGCTATCTGCTGGACGAGGCCACCGGCAAGTGGATCGACCAAGACCACAAGCCCGCTGAGTGCGTGATGCCCACCCCTGCCCCCGCTCCGAGCAATGACGAAATCGACGCATAGGCGCCTTCTGCTGGCGGCAGTGGAGGCGAGCTACGGCACCTTTGAGACGGTCGCCGGCACTGACGCCCTATTGGTGCAGAACCTGGACTGTCAGCCCCTCGACGCAGGCCTGATCGATCGCGAGCTGGTGCTGCCGTATTTCGGCAACCGGCCCAAGATCGTCGGCCAACGGGTGGGCACGGTCACCTTTGACGTGGAGCTGGCGGGATCGGGCACGGCCGGCACTGCCCCCCGCTGGGGCCGATTGCTGCGGGCCTGCGGGTTCGGCGAGACGGTGGTGGCCACCACCTCAGTGACCTACGCCCCGGCGATGACCGGGATCGTTGGCGTCAGCTTCGACTTCAACAACGACGGCAACCGCCACCGCCTGAGGGGCTGCCGTGGCAACGCCACCTTCAACCTGGCGGCCGGCGAGATTCCCAGGATCAGCTTCGAGTTTTTCGGTGAGTACGTGGCTGCCGCCACCGAGGCCCAACTGACCCCGACCTTCGCCAATCAGGCAACGCCGGTCATCGTCAACAACGCCAACACCACCGGCGTGAACATCCTGGGCCTGACCACAGCCTGCATGGAATCCTTCACCCTGAACCTGGGCAACGAGATCCCCCTCCGTCAGCTGGCGGGCTGCACGCAGCAGTACCCGATCACCAACCGCCTGCCCTCTGGCGAAGCGGTGATTGAGGCCCCGGTGATCGGCTCCGGTTCTGGCGAGAAGGACTACTTCGCCCAGGTGATCAGCCAGGCCACCGGCACCATCGCCTGGCAGCACGGCCAGACCGCAGGGAACATCGTGACCCTGAGCATGGGCCAGTGCAACATCGATTCCCCGACCTACGCAGACAGCGACGGGATTCAGATGCTCAACGTGCCCTACATGGCGCAGGCGACTGCAGCCAACAACGAGATGAGCCTGGTGCTCACCTGATTTCCTCCACCACTCACTGAACACCCATGTCCTTCGTTCTGAAGCAGTCGGCCAGCTACACCTGGCCGGTCCCCCTGCTAATCCCGGTTGATGGCGGCCGGCGCGAAAAGCACTCGTTCGATGCTGAGTTCAAGCGGCTGCCCCAGAGCCGAATCAACGAGATCGCCAAGCTGGCCCGGGCCACCGAACTGGGCCGCGCCGGTGATGATGAGCTCCTGGACGACAAGACCGCCGCACGGGAGATCCTGATCGGCTGGGCCGGCATCACTGACGACGCCGGCAAAGATGTGCCATTCTCTGAGGCTGCGCTGGATCAGCTGCTGGAGATCCCCACCATCGCCGGGCAGATCATCAAATCCTGGTATGGCTCGATGGAGGTGGCCAAGAAGGGAAACTGACCGGCGCCGTCGATCACTGGTGGCACGGTGACGGCGGCGCCAATGATGACCTGCTGGCGGACCTGAAGGCCTACGGCGCGGACGTGACCTGCCTGCCAGAGGTGGTGCAGAACCCGAAGCGCTTTGAGGTGTGGCCCGAGCACGAAGATGCCGTCCATCTGTTCCTGCAGTGCCAGACCCAGTGGCGTGTTGGTGGCTCCGGCGTGGTGGGCCTCGACTATGCCGTGGTGTTGCAAATGATGGATCTTTACGCTGTGGGTAACCGGCGCCAGGCTCTGGAGGATCTGCAGATCATGGAGAGCCGCGCCAAGGAACTGATCAACCGGGCGGCCGAGCCGAAGCAGCCGAAAGGGAGGCGCCGCTGATGGCCATGAACATGGAGGCGGTCCTGAGGATCGCGGCGAAGGTTACTGGAGCCAAGGAGATCAGCGGACTTCGGGACAATCTTGACTCTCTGAATCAGTCCAGCGGGTTAGCCAGAAAGACCTTTGCTCAAGCGCCAGAAGAAGCCAAGAAGGGCTGGGTTTCCTCCGCTGTTCAGGTGGCCGGCCTCACTGCGGCAATCGGAACGTCCGTCATGGCGGCGGTCGGGTTTGAGTCCGCCATGGCCGACGTTCGCAAGGTGGTGGACGGGCTGGAGACGCCGGCTGCACTGCAGCAGATCAGCTCCGAGATCTTGGATCTGTCCAGTCAGATGCCCATTGCGGCTGAAGGATTCGCCGAGATCTACGCCGCCGCTGGCGCATCGGGCATTGCCAAAGAAGAGCTTAGAGGCTTTGCCGTCTTGGTGGCACAGGTAGCAACAGCCTTTGAGATGACGGCAGAAGAGGCCGGCCGCTCACTGGCTCAGCTGCGCGTGTCACTGGGACTGTCGAATGAAGAAGTGGCCGAACTGGCCGACATGATGAACTACCTAGAAAACAGCACCGGGGCCTCGGCCTCTCAGCTGGTGGAGTTCATGACCCGCTCCGGCGCCATGGGCCAGATGGCGGGACTGACGGCAGAGCAGACCGCCGCATTTGGCGCGGCGATGACGCAGGCCGGATTCGAGACAGAGGTGGCCGCCACCAGCTTCAACAACATGGTCAAGGCGCTCAGCCGCGGGCCCTCCATGACCGAACGCCAGGTGGATGCCCTGCGCCGGCTGGGCTACAGCATGGCGGACGCCAAGCAGGTCGAATCCGAGCTCACCCGAGAGGCGGAAACCGCCAGCCGCCGGCGTGTGGATGCGGCCAGGTCTCAGAAGGATCAGGTCATCCGCCTGGCCCAGGAGCAAAGCGACCGCCGCATTGAGATCGCCCGCGATGAAACCGATCGGCTGAGCAGGGAGATCAACCGGCGGTACCGCAATGAGCAGCAGGCGCTGCAGGATAACTGGGACGACCAGGCCAAGATTCAAGAGGACCGCCTGCAGGATCGCGCAGACGCGCAGATCAAGGCCCTGCAGCGCCAGGAACGGGCCGAGATCGACTACGTGCAGAAGATCGCTCAGGCTCAGAAAACCGACGCCACAGCCGCTGTGGACCGCATCCGAGACGCCTACGAGGCCCGGATCGACGCTGTGCGCGATCAGGTGGACCGCGAGCTGACCGTGCAGCGCCGCGCCGCCCGCGACCGCCAGCAGGTGATCCGCGACGAGATGGACGATCGCAGAGAGCTGGAGCTGAAAGCCAACGCTGACCGGCTCGGCCTGGTGGAGAAGCAGGAAAATGCCTTTATGGATGGCCAAAAAGCCGCCGCAGAGGGCCGGTTCAAGGCCATCGAAGAAGCCGAAAAGTCGTTTGTGGAAAACGCCAAGGCCAACGCAAAGACCACCGGCGAAGATCTCGCAAAGGCATCAGCGCAGGGCTTTGCCGATCGGATGGAAAAAGACGCCATCGGCACCATCACAGAAGTGCTTGGCAAAATCAGCAACTTGCCTAAGTCGCAGCAGTTGTCCGTAATCAGTGATCTATTCGGCGACGAGGCCAGGGCACTATCGCCATTGATCAACAACATTGGCGAACTCGATAGAATCCTCGCGCTGTCCAACGACAAAACCAAAGCGGCCGGTTCAGTCCTTAAAGAATACGCCACTAGAAGCGCAACCGCCGAAAATCAGCTTAAGCTGCTCAATAACTCTTTCACACAGCTAAGAATTGAGCTGGGCAATGCTTTCTTGCCAGCGCTTGCAGCCTTGCTGCCACCGTTGACCACGGTGGTCAACGCCGCCGCCAGCCTCGTGAAGGCGCTGCAGCCTGCGATCAGAGCCGTTGCTGGCCTCCTGGCTTTCGGCTATGTGGTGCCTTCAATCGTTTCGTTCGTCGGTGCCATCAGCGGGGTTGTGGCGATCTTCTCCGCTACGAAGTGGATCTCAGGCCTGGCATTGCTGGCTGGGCTACCAGGCCCCATCCGGCTTCTGGCCGCGGCATTCACGCTGTTAGGTGTCGCCGCAAGTCCGCTGGGGCCAATCCTCAACGCTGTGGTGATCGGGCTAACGGCGCTGCAGTTCATCAACTTCGCCAAGGGATTCATTGCATTCATTCCGGGCACGATTGCAGCCCTGACCGGATTCATCGGATTCCTGTCCAGCACCGTTGTCCCCGCCCTGCTGGCGTTCTTCTCCGGCCCCGTCGGCTGGACCGTGCTGGCAGTGGCTGCCGTGGTGGCCATGGCAATCGCGTTCCGCGAGCCCCTGACGCAGTTTGTCTCCTGGCTGTGGAAGTGGACGGAGTTCGCCCGCGAGCCGTTCGTGCGGCTGTGGGATGCGGTGGTGGGCATCGTCACCGTCAGCCTGAACACCCTCACCGGCGCAATTAAGGCATGGGGCGATGAAATCCGCAAGATCTGGAGCGGCGATTTCTCCACCCTGCAAGGCATTGTCGATACGTGGCGTGATGCGGTGGTGGGTATTTGGACTGCCATGGGTGAAGCGTTCAAAACCTATCTGGTCGAACCGATCCGCAACGCTTGGTCAACCCTGACCGAGTTCCTGCCCCGGGCAATGCAGAGCGTGGCCACGTTCGTCAGCGGGATCTGGAACGGGATGATCACCGGAATCCAGAACGCCGTGCGCGGCATGCTCACGTTCGTGGTAAATGCCGTGAACCGAGTAGGCGGCCTAGTGAACGTGCTGATCGATGCGTTCAACCGGCTGGCCGTTGCCGTGGGCGGGAGCACCATCGGCAGGGTCCCAGCCCTATCCGTCCCCGCCTTCGCCGAAGGTGGCATCGTCGATCGCCCCACCCTGGCCCTGGTGGGTGAGCGCCGCGAGCGCGAGTACATCATCCCCGAGTCCAAGATGCAGGCCGCCAGCTCCCGCTTCCTGGCAGGCGCCCGGGGCGCTGACGTGATCCCTTCGCGTGCCTCCAGCCGCTCCGAATCCGGTTCTGC